GACTTTTCGCGATCGACGTTCAGTAACCGCGACGATGTAACCGAAGCATACTATAAGGGCGTAGCAGAAATGAAGCTGAGCCTGCGACACTGGCAGTTTAAAGCTGCTCGTGGCGGTAACATCCAGATGCTTATCTGGTTGGGCAAGCAGTACCTCGGACAGCGTGACACAGTAGAGGAAAAAATCGAAAGCGAAGGCGTGAAGGTGATTATCGATGTCTGAGGTGAAGCTCTCGCAGATCATCGGACCGGCATTTTACGCCGTTGCCCACGATGTGTTTGCACATGGTCACACGCATTACGATGAGAGCGGCGGCCGTGGCTCGCTGAAATCGTCGTTTGTGTCGATTGTCGTTCCGCTGCTGCTTATCCACAACCCCGGAACGCATGCGCTTGTGTTACGCAAGGTTGGAAACACCATCCGCGATAGTGTATACGCACAGTATGTATGGGCACTTGGTGAGCTGGGTATGGCTGACTACTGGGAAGCGAAGGTATCGCCGATGGAGCTGATATATCGCCCGACCGGACAGAAAATCATGTTTCGCGGCGCTGATGACCCGATGAAAATCAAGTCAATCAAGGTTCCGTTTGGCTATATTGCTGTTACGCATTTCGAGGAGAAAGACCAGTTCGCAGGACGCGCGGAAATCCGAACGATCTTGCAGTCTACAATGCGCGGCGGTGATAAGTACTGGAACTTTGAGAGTTATAACCCTCCGATCAGCCGCGACAACTGGGCGAACAAGGACAGTTTAGAAGAACGCCCTGACCGTCTCTGCCACCGTAGCACGTACCTTGAAGCGCCGCGCGAGTGGTTAGGCGATCAGTTTATCTATGAGGCGGAGCACCTAAAACTGACGAACGAGCGAGCATATCAGCATGAATACCTCGGTATTCCGGTCGGCACGGGCGGCAACGTCTTTGAAAACCTTGAACTGCGAGAAATCACAGATGATGAGGTGACAACGTTCGATCATATCTATCAAGGCGCTGACTGGGGATGGTTCCCCGACCCGTTCGCTTTTATCCGCGTCCACTACGACAGGGCGCGGGAGACGGTGTATTTTATCGATGAGATATACAAAAACAAGCTGAGCAACGAGGAAAGCGCCGGTATTATCATGGAGCGCGGCTATAATGATACGTTTATCACCTGCGACAGTGCAGAGCCCAAAAGTGTTGCAGACTACCGCGCTATGCGACTGCCTGCCAAAGAGGCTGTGAAGGGTCCCGGCAGTGTCGAGTACGGCATGAAGTGGCTACAGCGCAGGACACTTGTCATCGACCGCAAGCGAACGCCGCACGCCTATGATGAGTTTGTGAACTATGAGTATGAGCGCGACAAGGACGGCGAGATCATCAGCGGATATCCAGATGAAAATAACCATCTGATTGACGCCACGAGATACGCCCTTGAGCGCGTTTACAGAAGAATGGGAGTGATTGCTTGACGATCATTGAAAAACTGAAAGAGCTCGGCTATAACACAATCGCCCCCGAGTTTTACGGTAAGGTTGCGGAGTGGCGCAGCTGGTATGTGGGTGATGTGAAGTCATTCCACCATTACAAGGTGCGGAACTGCGGCCGAACCGTGCATTGCAAGCGATATACGCTCGGTATGGCGAAGAAGTTAGCCGAGGACTGGGCGAACCTACTCATGAACGAAAAGGTGAAGATCACCTTGGAGGGCGAGAAAGAACAGGCGTTCGTCGACCGCATCTTTGAAGAGAACAACTTCGAGGTAAAGGCGAACGAGATGCAGGAAATGAAGTCTGCACTGGGTACGGTCGCATACATTCCGCGTGTTGTCGGTGCAGTGTCGGACGGCGAACAGCCTATTGCAGGCACAGCAAACGGCATTCAGATTGATTATGTGACTGTAGAGCACATTTTCCCTCTGGCATGGCAGAACGGCGTTATCATGGAATGCGCGTTCGACAGCAGAACCACCGTGAAAGGCGAGGATTACTGCTATCTGCAAATCCACAAGCGAAATGAAATCGGCTTTTACGACATCGAAAACCGCATTTTCAAAATCACAAATGAAAGTTTGATTGAAGAAAGCCTTGCGAAAGTGCCGGGGTTTGAGAAAATCCCTCCTGTTGTGCATACTGGTTCGAACAAGCGGCAGTTTGTGATTGATCGTTTGAACATCGCGAACAACTTTGACTATTACATTCCGCTTGGCATTCCGGTGTATGCAAACGCGATTGACGTTCTGAAAGGCGTTGATATCGCATATGACAGCTATGTAAACGAGTTTCTGCTCGGCAAAAAGCGCATCATGGTCAAGCCTGCTGCGACGAATTACCTTGACGGCGAGCCGGTATTCGACCCGGACGAGCTCGCATATTATGTGCTGCCGGAGGATACGCAGGATGGCAATATCATTCAGCCGATTGATATGACGCTGAGAACCGGCGAGCACAACCGAGGCATTCAAGATCAGCTGAACCTGCTGTCAACCAAGACAGGTTTCGGCGAGAGCTATTACCACTTCGACGGCGCAAGCGTTGCAACCGCCACGCAGGTAATCAGCGAAAACAGCACCATGTTCCGCACGATCAAGAAGCATGAAATCATCCTTGAGCAGGCACTTGTGGAGCTGTGCCGCATTATTCTGCGACTCGGAAATGATGCAATGAACGCCGGGCTGAATGAAGATGTGGAAATCAGCATTGACTTTGACGACAGCATCATCGAGGACAAGAGCACGGACTTCACGCGAGACATGCAACTGCTTAACGCAGGCATTATGAACGACTGGGAATTCCGCGCTAAGTGGCTCAATGAGGATGACGAGACGGCAAAGAAAATGCTGCCGAAAGCACAGGATATGACAGACGAGGGGGAAGATGAGATTGAATGAAGTATCCAATCACACCGGAATACCTCGACGCAGCGCCCGAACCGATTGCGATTGCAATGCGAGAGCTCGAAAAGGACATCTTGCGCGAGATATGTTCACGCTTTAAGCTGACCGGCGAGCTGAACGAAGTCGCCATAAACGACATTCGCGCGTTGCGTGCGCGTGGTCTGGATATGGAGACCATCGAACGAATGATTGCAAAGCACAGCAAGGAAACACTGCCTCAGGTGCAGGAAGCACTTGACCGTGTTGTTGAATACAACCAGAAGTATTACAACGAGCTTGCAAGCAAGGCGAGCATTGCTGAACCGCTTTTCTGGGTGACGGCTGCGGATATCGCGCAGATACAGTCACAGACGCTTGACGGATACCGCAACATTACACGCTCTCTCGGTTTTGCACTGCAAACAAACGGAAAGGTTACATTTCAGCCTATTGCAAAGGCGTATCAAGCCGCCCTTGACAAAGCGGAAGTGAAAATGCAGTCCGGCGCGTTTACGTTGCAGCAGTCACTTGAGGATGCAGTTAGAGAGCTTGCAGACAGCGGCATATACACGATTGACTATGCGACAGGGCACAGAGACCATGCAGACGTTGCAGCGCGCAGAGCTATTTTCACGGGGCTAAATCAGCTCACCTCGAAATACACGGAAACGGCTGCGGAAACACTGGAAACTGACCTGTACGAAATCACTGCCCATCGCGGCGCGCGTGATAAAGGCACAGGATGGAAGAACCACAAGGCATGGCAAGGCAAGGTTTACAGCACGAAAGACGGCAGCAAATACCCGAATATTTACAAGGTTTGTGGATTGGGTGCTGTTGACGGTCTGGAGGGCGCTAACTGTAGGCATCATCGGCATGCGTTTTTAGAGGGCGTTTCTGAGCGCGTCTACACGGACGACGAGCTTGCGAACATCGACCCACCGCCTGTGGAGTTCGAGGGGCGCACGTACAGCGCCTATGAAGCAACGCAGATGCAGCGCAAGATAGAACGCACAGTGCGCAAACTGGAGCGCCGCAGAGCCGCGTACAACGCCGCAGGAATGACGGGCAAGGAAGAGCAAACAGGCATCCGCATTCGACGATTGAAGAAAGAATATCGCGAATTCAGCCGGGCGGCGAGCCTGCCGACACAGACCAACCGCATGAAAGTAATTGAATAATTGGCATCGTGGAAACACGGTGCTTTTTATTGCCAAATTGTCCGACAGGACGTTAAACAAGGAGACCACAATGGAAAACAACGCTACCAACACCAACGCGCAGAGCGCGGAAAACAACACTGCTGCACAGCAGGAAAAGACGTTCAGTCAGGCGGACGTAGATAAGATGATCCAGTCTCGCCTTGAGCGTGAACGGAAGAAAATGCCCAGCGAGGAAGAGTTGAACGCATTCCGCACGTGGAAAGACAGTCAGCAGACCGAGCAGGACAGAATGAACAACATCACCAAAGAGCGCGACACCGCAGTAAGCAACCTTTCGGCGGCGAACGCGAAGATCGAACAGCTCGAGCACGAAAGATACGTTTCGTCGAAAGGTTTCACCGGCGACGAAGCGGAGTTTATCGCGTTCAAGGCCGCGAAGATGGTAGATGACAAGACCACCTTTGAACAGGCTGTGGATGCAATCGCGCAGGAACGTCGGCCGCGAACCTCGTTTGATTGGACTGCGCCTGTTGGCGATGGCAACCAGAAAAACGCCCCCAATGCAGCGATGAACGCGCTTATTCGTGGGGCGATCAAGTAAGAAAAGGAGCTTTTAACAATGGCAAATAACGTAATTGACCGCAATTCCCTTTCCGGCCTCATCCCGGAGCCGGTAACTCGTGAAATCCTTCAGGGCGCTGTTGCAGAGTCGGCAGTGCTGCGTATGGCTCGCCGCCTGCCGAACATGACCAGCAAGACCCAGACCATGAACGTTCTGGATATGCTGCCGACCGCTTACTGGGTAAACGGCGAGGTTTCCGGCACTGGCGCGGCTGACTCCGCAGCGTACAAGCAGACGACCAAGATGGCATGGGACAAGAAGAAGATTTACGCCGAGGAAATCGCGGTAATCGTCCCCATCCCGGAGGCAGTTCTGGATGATGCGGATTACGACATCTGGGGTGAAGTTCGTCCGCGTCTGGTCGAGGCGTTCGGCAAGAAGATTGACGCCGCAATCCTGTTCGGCGCTGACAAGCCGACCACGTGGCGTGATGGCGTTGTCCCGTCTGCGATTGCAGCAGGCAACGGCGTTCCGACCTCTACCGACACTTTCGGCGACATCATGGGCGAGAACGGCCTGATCGCAAAGGTTGAACTGGACGGCTACAGCCCGAACGGCGTTGTATCCGCCGTACAGATGCGCGGCAAGCTGCGCGGTCTGGTAGATACCACCGGTCAGCCGATCTTTAAGACTGACATGCAGGGCGCGTCTCGCTACGCTCTGGACGGCATGGATATGTATTTCCCGAATAACGGCGCGTTTGACCCGACGCTCGCAAAGATGATTGTCGGCGACTGGTCGCAGCTCGTTTACGCCATCCGTCAGGACATCACGTTCAAGATCTTCACCGAGGGCGTTATTCAGGATCCGTCTACCAAGGCAATCCAGTACAACCTCATGCAGAACGACATGGTTGCGCTGCGCGCAGTTATGCGCCTCGGCTGGGAGATCGCAAACCCGGTAACTGCATTTAATGCGGACATGGAAAACCCGTTCCCGTTCTCCGTTTACGGCAACGGCGGCACTGTTTCCAATGTAAAGGTAACTCCGGCGACTGCAAGCCTTGCAAAGGGCGGTTCCAAGGTGTTTACTGCGGATGTAACCGGCGACGGCATTGTTTCCGACAGCGTATCGTGGAGTGTTTCCGGCGGCGCAAAGGCTAACACCAAGATCACCGAGGACGGCCTGCTGACCGTTGACAAGGCGGAGACTGCATCGAGCCTCACGGTAACTGCTGAGTCGAAGCAGGACGCAAGCAAGAGCGGCACCGCATCCGTAACCCTTCTGTAAGGAGCAAACGCAAATGGTAGATTACGCATATTACAAGGATACGTACCTCGGCAACCAGATTGCCGAGGACGAGTTTCCGCGCCTTGAAAGCCGCGCTGTAGCGTATCTTACCTATCTTGCGCGCGGAAGAATTGACGATAGCGAGCCTGCAAAGATGGCGTGCTGTGCGGTCGCGGAACAATATCAAGTGATTGATACGCTCCAAACTCGCGCGGCATCTGCTGAGCAGGAGAAACAGAGCGAGAGCGTTGGCTCTTGGTCTGTAAGCTATCGCAGCGGCACAGAGGCAATGCAGGAGGCAAAGGCACAGCTCAAAGCGGCTGCGGAAATGTATCTTGCAAATACCGGAATGCTGTACCGAGGTGGGAGGTGCTGCGGATGCGACTGCCCCACACTGTAACGTTGTTTCAGCCGTCTGGCCGAACTGTTCTGACGGGCGTTTTGCTTGAAAGCACCAGAGGTACGAGCGTAACGAAAACCGCACAGAACAGCGCAGATAGTGTAACGCTGCATATCCCTTTACCGTTTACGCAGATCATCAGCCCTGAAAAGGACTATTTTGCGCGCGGCGATGTGCCGGATGCAGGAAGTTACCAGAAATGTCGTGAGAAGTACGAGACATACCGCGTTACAAGCGTCTCTCTGTATGATTACGGGGGCTTGCAGCATTTGGAGGTGGGCGGCCGATGATACGTTACTCTATGAAGCTGCACTTGCCAAACAACGTGCTTGATAGGCGCGTGGAAAAGGCGAATGCGTGGCTTGTTGAGGAGATCATCAAGGACACCGACCCGTTTGTTCCGGCGCGAACCGGAGTGCTGGCAATGAACGTGCAGCGGCACGGGCATACCATCGTGTATGCCTCGCCGTATGCACGTTTTCAGTATTACGGCAAGGTGATGATCGACCCGGCAACAGGAAGCACGTTCGCGCCTAAGGGCGTGCGCAAGGTGTTGACCGAGCGAGACCTCAAATACAGCAAGGCGATGCACAAACACGCACAACCACACTGGTTTGAGGCAAGCCGTGCGGTGAACGAGGAACACTGGAGGGAAGGAGTGCGAAAGATACTGAGCGATGGCTGAAAAGGTAAATGTATTAACGGTGCGTGAGCAAGATACAGTCTCACGCGCCGTTCTTTTATGGCTACAAGGGCATGTCCCTGATATCGAGTTTGAATATCTTCCCCCTGAACGCTCTGGAATGATGCTCACATCTGTTTCAGGCGCTTTCAAAACGGCTCAGTACGTGGATGGAAGCTATTCCGCGCAATACCAATTCGGTATTATGTACCGCGCTCTGCCAACAAGCAGCGGCGAACGTCTTGACGTAGAAACACTGCTGAATGAAGTGGGGGCATGGGCAGAAGAAAACCCTCCCGAACTGGGTGAGGGCATGACGGTAACGGATGTCGAGCGTATTACTCCGGCGGCTCTTGTAGCACGCTATGAAGATTTAACCGAGGATTATCAAATTCTCATGACCATGAAATATGAAGTAGAGGTGTAACAAATGGCAACTACTGAAAAGGTAAAACGTTCCCTTATCGCACACTTTCTGGATACTTCCGACAAGATGGGCGAGTATTCCGCCGCAAATTGGGCGCGCGTAGGCAAGAACGTAACGAGTGCTGCTATTGATTTCGGCGCACAGACCGAGACTGAGCAGGATATTATTTCGTCCTCTGCGACTACGGAGCTGACCGGCTATCAGCCGAACATGTCCGTATCGCAGCAGTGCACGAAGGGCGACCCGGTATACACGTTCATCACCAAGAAGCGCCGCGCACGCGCAATTCTGGCCGATGCGCACGCATGGATGCTGAATGTCGACCTGTGGGACGTTACCGGCGATGGCGCTAGCGCAACTTACGTTGCAGAGGTGCAGGAGGTCTCTATTCAGCTCGACAGCTACGGCGGCGATGGCGACGCAACCCCGACGCAGGAATTTACGATCAACTATGTCGGCGACCCCATCCCCGGCACTGTAAAGATCACCGATGGCGCGCCGGTATTCACTGCTGACGTAGCAGTTTAAGGAGGAAATAAGAAATGGAAAGTATCCGCGTAAACAGTGGCGTTAAGATCATCGAGGTAAACGATGCAGGGGAAACAATTTCGCTTCCCCTCTCGGACGACAGCTTTATTCAGGGCTTTTTCAAACTGCTGAACGAGCTCAAGGATAAGGCAGATGCCATTTCCGCAAAGGACAACGACGTTATGGGCGCGATTGATGCCGTTGTTGAATTTGACAAGGAAATTCGCGACAAAACGGACGCGCTCATCGGCGAGAATACCTGCAAGAAGGTTTTCGGCGCGGTGCTTCCGTCCTCTGACCAGTTCTTAGACTTTTTCTCTCAGCTCATCCCGATCGTAGACGCGCACGCACAGAAGCGCGTAGCGAACATGAACAAGTACAGTTCGGAGCGTGTCGGCAGTGTTTAACATGCTGCTCGACCGCCTGCCGAGCGATTACAAGGGCTATCTCATCCGCACGGATTACCGCATCGGCATTCAGATTTCCCTTGCGCTCGATGACCCGGAGCTGAACGAGAATGACCGCGTAATGGTGGCACTGTCTCTGCTTTTCGGAGCAGGGATGCCGCCCCTTGACGTGGCCCTAGAAGGCCTACAGTGGTTCATTCGATGCGGTGACGATAAAGAAATCGAACCGGGCGGTAAACGGCTGCTGTGGTTCGACTATGACGCCGCACGGCTGTATGCGTCGTTCCGGCAGACGTTCGGGATTGAACTGCACAAGATCAATTTGCACTGGTTTGAATTTATGGCGATGATGGAAAGTCTTGACGAGGACTCTGCTATCTCTCATGCAATCCAGATCAGAGGCACGGACACAAGCAAGATGAAGGGCAAGCAGCGGCAGGACTACGAACGACTCAAACGTAATCTTACGCCCACGCCTGCACTTTCTGAGGAAGAGAAGGAAGTAGTAGACGCATTCTGGGCGCAGATCAAATAGAAAGGCGGTGAATAAATGGCGGACGGCTCTATCCGAATTGAAGCAACAATCAGTGACGAGCAGGCAAAGAAACAGCTTGAACAGATGTCGAAAGACATTGAAAAGCAGTCAGCCGCCATCGACAAGCAAACCGCGAAGGTGAACAAGCTCGCCGCGCAGTGGGAAAAGGTCGCCGCTGGCGGCACGAAAGGCTTGAAGATGAAAGCCGACCTTGCCGCTACATCCAAAGAGGCAGAACGGTTATCCGGGCGACTTGAGGAAGTCAACGCGGAAATCGTCAAGGCACAGGCTGACTATAATGCAAAACTCAAGCAGGCGGCAACGGGCGAAATTCCGCAGGAGGAATTTTCGGAGTCGGCGCAAAAACTGAACAACCTTGTAGCTGAGTCCGACAAGCTCGCCGAAGCGCTGCGAAACGCAGACGACAAGGCGGCAATGCTCAAGCAGCAACTTGCAGAGGCTTCCGAAGCGTCGCGTATGAGCCCCGAAGGGCAGAACGTCGCATCCAGTCTCAGCAATGAGCAGGCGAAACTTGAGACCATGCAGGCAGGGTTTGCGCAGGCCAAAGCTGCAATGGGCGATTTCGCAAATCAGACAACCTCGAAATTTGCGAAGGTTAAGCGCGTGCTTTCTGAACTGGGGAACGGCGTTAAAACAACGTTCGGCAAGCTCAAAGACTCCATCGGAAACGCCCTCGGCAAGGCTGTAGACAAACTCAAAGCAAAGTTTTCAAGTTTCGGCAAGTCCTCGGCGAAATCGATGAAAAAGGCAGGTAACGGCATTCGTTCTTTCGGTACTCGTCTGAAATCCATTGTTGCCGGTGCGCTCTTTTTCAATTTGATTTCCAAAGCACTGACGGCATTGACAAACCGTCTGGGGAGCGCACTTCTTGCCAACAAGACGTTTGCAAAGTCTTTCGGGCAAGTAAAAAGCAATCTGTTAACGGCTTTTCAGCCGATCTACGAGGCAATTTTGCCATGGCTGAACAAACTAATGCAGGCGCTTGCACAGGTAACGGCACAGATGGCACAGTTTACCGCCTCGGTGTTCGGAACTACGGCGCAGAAAGCGCAGGACAACGCTAAAGCGCTTGAGGAACAGGTAGACGCAACAAACGACACCACAAAGGCGACAAAGAAAGCTGAAAAGGCTCTTGCGTCGTTTGATACAGTGCAGAAGCTCACGAACAATACCGAGGACCCGAGCACGCCGAAGTTTGATACCGACTTTTCTGCGGCGGAAAACCAGATGCCGCAGTGGCTCACGGATTTCTGGAAAACGTTTCAGGAGTCGTGGGCGCAGTACGGACAGCAGACCATTGACAGCGCAAAGAACGCTCTTTCTGCGCTGAAAGACATGGTAACGTCTATCGGTCGGTCGTTTATGAACGTCTGGAACAACGGAACGGGCGTTGAAACACTGAACAATCTGCAACTCCTGCTGCAAACGATACTCGATCTGATTGCCTCGATTGCAACCGCGTTTACGAACGCATGGAATACCGGCAACGTAGGAGAGCAAATGCTGCAAAGCATTATGAACCTCATCAATACCGTTGTTCAAGCTGTTACGGCAATCGGACAGGCTTTTATCGCTGCGTGGAACGACGGCAATGCAGGCGAGCGACTGTTAAGCGCGCTGATGCAGATGATTACGGCGGTCGTTAACCTTATTAACTCCATCGGACAGGCGTTTATCACGGCGTGGACGCAGGGCGGACTGGGACAAAGTATCTTTGCGCACATCCTCTCGATCATCACGAACATTATCACCGCGATTAAGTCCATTGCCGAAAATCTGCAATCCGCATGGGAGTACAACGGTAACGGCGTCGCGATTTGGACAAGCATCCTTAAAATCATCGACGATGTGCTTGCAGGCATTGACAGAATGTCGCAGGCCACAGCGAACTGGGCAAGCGGACTCAACTTTGAACCGCTAATGACGGCGTTCCGCAACCTGTGGGCGGCGATTGAACCGCTTGTAGATATCATCATGAACGGCCTGTCGTGGGCGTATGAGAACGTCCTCCTGCCGTTCGGCAAGTGGACTATCGAAAAGGCTGCCCCAGCGGTGCTCGACCTGCTCACGGCGGCATTGCAGGCCATTGCAAAGGTATGCGAAGCGCTCGCCCCCGTATTACAGCAGATTTGGAAGGTTGTAAAGCCGATCATCAGCTTTATCGGCTCTGCGGTAATCGGTGCAATCGAGCTCGCAACGCAGGCAATTACCGCGCTTGGCGACGCGCTCGCATATGTTATTGGCCTCCTCGGAAAGGTCGGAAACAGTATCGGCAGCGGCATTTCCTCGCTTATCGGCGCGTTCTCTGGAACAAGCACCTTTGCGCTTAACGCCTCTATGCCGACGCTGAACGTTCCGGCACTGGCAAACGGCGCGGTAATCTCGCCGAACAATCAGTTTCTTGCGCTGCTGGGCGACCAGAGGAGCGGCGTGAACGTCGAAACTCCGTTGTCTACCATGATCGACGCTTTCAACAAAGCTCTGGACGCGCGCGGCGGTACGGGCAATAACAACGCGCCGATCAATCTGTATATTGACGGTACGAAGTTCGCGCGCATTACCAATGCGTATAACAGCAGCGAAACACGCCGACGCGGCGTAAATCTTGTGACAGGTGGTGCATAAATGTTACTTTCTGTAGACGGAAAAAACTATAACGTTTTTGTCACCGGCTTGAAGCGCAGTTTTCAAGTACTCGATGGCGAGAACGCGGAACGTGCTTTAAGCGGCCGCATGATACGCGATATTATTGGCACGTTTTATAACTATGAGATGACAATTCAGCCCGTAGTCGGTAAATATGCCGACTACGACGCGCTGTATGAAGTCCTGAGCGCACCGGAGGACAGTCACAAGGTAGTTTTACCTTACGGGCAGAAAACGCTTACGTTTAACGCCTACGTGACCTCCGGACAGGACAATCTTATCGTAAAGACAGACAAAGAGTCGTACTGGAACGGTCTGACCTTCCAGTTTATCGCGATGGCACCGCAGAGGACGTGACACATGGGAACGAACAAAATCATTTACCTGGACAAAGAATTTTCGGCGACAGACGTTACATCGGGGAACTTGTATCAAGCTCGTTCCCTGATTGCTGCGTCGCAGGAAATTGACACATTCGGCTTTGACATCGACAGCAATGATACCACCCTCACCGATTTCATCCGTAACACGCCTTTGGTATTCTTCCATGATGATGAACAGATGGGCATTTTCTACGTGCAGAAAATCAGCCGAACGTCCATCAACACCTATCATTTCGCCTGCACTTCGACCGTCGGTCTGCTTGACGAGACCTATCATGACGGCGGTATTTACACAGGCGAGACAGTAAAGGAAGTCTGTGAGGACATTTGCAGTCCGCTGACGGTTTACGTCAAAACGAACTTGCAGAACATCAAGCTCTACGGTTGGCTTCCTATCGCAACACGGCGCGAAAACCTCACGCAGGTGCTTTTCGCGATTGGTGCAACGTTTAAGGTTGACTTTGACGGTGCAATTCGCATTGAAGGGTTGTGGAGTGGAGAGGCAAGCGCAATCGATGCAGGCGAAATCTACGCAAGCGGTACGGTTGATTACGCAACGCCTGTTACCGAGGTAATCGTAACCGAACACGCCTATTCGCAGAGCGCAACGGAAACGACGGAGCTTTTCAAGGGCACAACGTCGGCAGGCGACAAAATCACCTTCGACGAACCGTGCTACGACCTCGCGGCATCTGGCTTTTCCATTCTCGCAAGCGGCGCAAACTGGGCAACGGTTTCGGCAGGTTCGGGCGTGCTGACGGGTAAAAAGTATACGCACGTTACCCGGCAGGTAATGCAGCAGATTAAACCGAAAACACGCGAACTCGTTACGCAGTCCGACAATACGGTTAAGGTAGAGAGCGCAACGCTCGTATCTCTCGTAAACGCAACGGCAGTCGCAGAACGCCTTGCCGAGTATTACAGCCACAACGAACGTATCAATTACAAAATTGCAACCAAACGCGAAATCCCCGGTGATGTAGTGAAGATTGCACACCCTTATGGCGGTACAGTCTCCGGCTGCATTGAAAGCGCGGACATTACGGTATCCGGCAAACTTGCAGCAGAGGAAAGTGTGCTGATTGATTATTTTCCGCCGGACATTGGCGTGCAGGAATATTACGATACCGTCGAAGTGCTTACGGAGAGCGGCACTTGGACGGTGCCGGAGAATGTGACGAGTATTCGTGCAGTGCTGATCGGGGGAGGGTCTGGCGGTTCGAGTGGATGTGAGGGCGAAGACGGCAAGAACGTGTACAACGGCGGCGCAGGTGGCAAAGGCGGTATAGCAGGCGCAGGCGGCGTGGGCGGAAAGGTTTACAGCGTTGAAATGAATGTTACGCCCGGAACGAATTACGCGGTGCAAATCGGTGCAGGCGGTAAAGGCGGCGTATATTCCGCAGGCGGCAGCGTGGCCGGTACGTCTGGCGTGCAAACAAAGTTCGGCTCGCTATCCTCTGAAAACGGCTCATCTTCTGATATTGGTTTTGCAGACCCGGTCAACAACCAGTTTTACGCTCAAGTCGGAGACGACGGCATTAAGGGCGGAGATGGAGGCAACGGCGGCGAAGCAAACTATACAAGCGATGATAGCAAGGTTCGTGCAGGCAAAGACGGAGGAAACGCCCTCGGCTACGCAGGTGGCAAGGGCGCAAGCGGCAGCGGGTCTAAATACGACGGTCAGATTGGCGTTTCTGGCGGCGGTGGCGGTGGCGGTGCCGCTATGGGCAACACAGGAGGAGATGGCAATGTCGGACGCTTGGAATGGACGCATTTCGATATAACGGAGTATCAAGGCTACGGATGGCTCGCAAAAGGCGGCGCGGGCGGCTCTGGCGGCAACGCAACTATCATTCCGAACACGCCGACCATGCTCGGCTGCGGCGGTGGCGGAGGTCACGGAGGCGGCGGAGGAGGCGGCGGCGGATTGACGCAAGCTGTGTCCACGTGGAGCCATTCCGGCGGTTCTGGCGGCAACGGCTCCAACGGCGGCGACGGTGCACCCGGCTGCGTGCTCATCTATTACCGTGTATACCGTGCAAGATCTTCCGGACGGTTTATCACCCGCGACGGCAAAGGCTTTAATGAGAAATTCGCAAGAAAGGTGGTTGTGTAATGCCTGATACTTATATATCGCAGTTTAGCGGCGAAGAAATCGACGCTGCGCTGAGAGCGGCGCAGATTATCTCCGGTGCATCTACGCCTGCTGAACTGAGGGACAAGCTCGAAATTCGAGGCGATACCATTCCGGTCAGCGCGACAGACCCCACACCCATTTCTGAAGCGCTGACGGCATCCGGCGGCGGTGTCAATCTGAACCTGCTCGACAACTGGTACTTCGGCAGACCGGTGAACCAGAGAGGGCAGACGGAGTATACGGGTAATAATTATTATATTGATCGTTGGCGGTCGTGGGACGGTGACAATGCCTCTCTTTCTGTTGTGTCGGGTGGAATCAAAATTGCTGGCACATTATATCAATATTTCGAGTCAGCAGTTTTTGAAGAGCTCTGGGGAAAGACGATTACTATATCACTGCTGCTTGCTGACGGGACGCTTTACACGAATTCCTTTGCTCTAAAAAGAGCCGATTGGTATACGATGCGCATCAATGCTCATGGATTGGATGTTATACAGTTCGGCATAAATAACAATGATTTTGAAAACAAAAACAATAATTTCTTGAGAGTAACTCCTGCAACTGTCGGGACATTGTCGGATACCCTCCTTGCCGCCAAGCTCGAACTTGGCGACACCCAGACCCTTGCGCATCAGGATTCTTCTGGTAACTGGATACTTAACGAAATCCCTGATTTCGGGGAGCAGCTGAGGAGATGCCAGAGGTATCACCGCGAGATTGAACGAAGTAATTATGGCACGTTCGCTTTTGGTATGTCGACTTCCGCTACTGAAATCGATTTTCTTATTCCTCTTAATCCGCCTATGCGTGTTGCGCCGAGTGTTTCTTTTGAAGGTTCTTTCGCGACAAATGGCGTTTCCTTTAATTCTATTTCGTCACTTGTAGTTGTCAAAAGTTACCCCGATGGAATTACGCTACGCGCCACGGGTTCTGGTTTTGTTAGAGGTGAGGAAAGAACGTTGCAAGTTTCATCCGCAGCCACTTCCAAAATTATTATTTCCGCCGACCTATAAGGAGGTGACACACCATGCAAACACCAAAATCGCGCGTTTACGTCCAGACGGACGAGACCGGCCGTGTGCTGCGGCTTGAGGGAGAGTATTCTCTCCCGGCTGATCTCACCGGTTGGATTAAAATCGATGAAGGCTATGGAGACAAGTACGCGCTCGCTCAGAGTCATTATCTCGATAACCCGCTCTACGACGGCGCAGTGCTTCGCTACAAACTGGTAGCCGGCAAGGTGGTAGAGCGCACTACCGAGGAAATCGAGGCGGATAAGGCGGCGTTGCCTAAACCTGAGCCAACCGCAGAGGACGATACAAACGCTATGATGGTAGACCACGAATACAGGTTAACCCTGCTTGAACTGGGTCTCAACGAATGAAAGGAGCAAACACAATGTTATTTCGTACTTTGAAGCGCATGATCGAGAAGAACCAGACCGACGGCCTTGCAGACAAGATCGACATCTTTTTTGCAGCAGGCAAGCTCACCGAAAGCGAGTACAACACGCTGACCGAAATGCTCAAGCAGGAGGTGTAACATGAAGGGCGCAGAAAACACCGCTGCACCGAACATGATCGTCGACGAGGTTTTTCCGAAGCGTATTCCACAGCGCGAGGATAATCCAAAGGTGCGCGAGGTAATGCGTCAACGTGAGCTGACAGAACAATATCTGGAATACCGTTACAACAGAAAGAGAGACAGATGATGGATAATGTAAACAATTTTAAGGCGGCTGTTACCGCTTGCATTGCCGTTCTTACCGCCCTGTGGGGGTGGTTTGGCTGGCTTGTCGTGCTGTTTGTCGTGGCAATGGCGGCGGACTACCTGACGGGCACTGCGGCGGCAATGCAGAAAGGCAAGTGGTCGAGCAAGGCAGCAAGGGACGGCATTTTTCACAAAGTCGGTTCTATCGTAGTGGTTGCAGTCGCAGGCGGCGCGGACTTGCTGATTGGCATGGTTTGTGACCATCTGCCGGGCGTGACGCTTCCGTTCGAATATACGGTTCTGCTGTGCCCTCTCGTTGTCGTCTGGTACACGCTCACGGAACTGGGCAGCATCGTTGAGAACGCAGTTTCCCTCGGCGCGCCTGTTCCGGCGTGGCTGCAAAAGGCACTTTCCGCCGCAAAGGACGCGGTGGACAAAATCGGAGATGATGAACAGTGAAAATCACTTTTAAGGGCTGTAACCCGAGTAACTACCGCAAGGGCAGAGAGTTTCCGATCAACTGGATTTGCCTGCACTTTACGTCTGGCAACGGCGATACGGCACAGAATAACGCGGATTATTTCGCGCGTGAAGTAGTGAAAGTGTCGGCTCACTACTTTGTAGACCCGAACGGCGTTGTTCAGAGCGTAAAGGACAGCGACACGGCATGGCATTGCGGCAGGGAACGCGGCGGCAGTTACTACAACGACTGCCGCAACGCAAACAGCATTGGCATTGAGATGTGCAGCGTTATCCGAAACGGCGTGTACGTTATCCCTGAGGAAACCATGAAACGTGCCGCAAAGCTGACCCGTGAGCTGATGGCAAAGTACCATGTGCCGATTTTGCGTGTGTGCCGTCATTATGATGTTACGCGCAAGGAATGCCCCGAGCCGTGGGTGCGCAACCCAAAGCAGTGGGAAAAGTTCAAGAATATGCTGACAGAGAAAGAGGTGGAAGATATGACGGAAGCACAGACCCGCGCAATCGCAAAGCAGGAGATCAGGAGCGCGGCGGAGAAGGTTTACAACAGGCCGAAGGATTGCCCGCAGTGGGCACAGGAAACCGTGCAGAAGCTCGTAAACAAGGGCTTTTTGCAGGGCGACGAGAACGGCAACCTTGCGCTTACCGAAAGCCTGATGCGCATTCTGGTAATCAACGACAGGGCACACCTATACGGCTGATTGCGGAAAAGGTCGAAATCTGATATAATAGACCCGAAAGGGGCGTATATCATGAACGAGAAAAACGAAATTCTGGCAAGCGACGTTTTAAGCCTGCTGAAAAGTCAGTTAAAGTTTATGAAGGCACTGGTACTGGTTCTTATTCTGCTGCTTGCGGCAACGAATATCTACCATGTATGGCAGTGGTCGCAGTTTGATACCGTCGTTTTCGAAAATGGAGATAACGGCGGTTATGCAAATTATGTCGCCGGTGACAACACGGGAGGTGTGTATAATGGCGAGTGTGACAGTGAGACACAAAAAGGGCAGTAAGGGTGTAAAGATCAAGATCAAGGGAGACAAGCGCAAGCAGAAGGGGTGAGCGTTTGTGAACCTCAAGAAGGAATTTACAAAGCCGGAATGCGATTACTTCCGGCGTGAATGCAATTTTACAGACGAGGAACGCGCCGTATTCGATCTATGAGTTACGGCGCGTTCTGTTATTCAGATTGCGGACACGCTGCATATGAGCGAGGCAACGGTTTACCGGCGGCTGCGGAACATCAAACGGAAAATACTGAAAGTTTTGAAAGTTTTGTGACAGGTTTTCGCGCTTCCGATGCGCTATAATAGACGCATAGAGAGGGGCGATAAAGCATGAGCTACGAACAAAGACTGGAACGTATCGGCTACGACAAGCAGTGTGCGCGGCGCATTGCTGAGGACTACCGCGAGGCGGGGAACACAAAGTATCTCGACGAGTACCTTGCCTACAAGGAGCGCTCCCTTCACGAAACGGAGGTGCACGGATAATGGCTTACGGTTATCCACAGTATCAACAGCAATATCCACAACAGAATGTGCAGATGCCGCAGTACCCACAACATATTGTGCGTCCGGTGGCAAGCGTCGAGGAGGCAAGAGCGGTTCAGACCGATTTTTCGGGCGCTTTAACCATCATGCCGGACACGGCGCACGGATACATCTACACAAAGCAGCTCAACCTTCAAACCGGCTGCGCGGATTTCGCGGCATACAGCCGGGTGCAGATGCAGGACGCGCCAAAACCGGACTATGTACCGAGGGGCGAGTTTGACGAGCTGAAAGCACGGTTCAACACCTTATGCGACAAGCTGGGAGGCAGTGAGGCATGATGAATAACCCGATGATGCAGGTTTTGCAGCTGATGCAGCACGGCGGGAATCCGACGGCGCTTTTGCAGCAGATGACAGGCAATAATCCGATGGTCGGTCAGCTGATGCAGAGCATGCAGGGCAAGAGCCCGGACGCGCTGCGGCAGATGGCAATGAACGTTGCAAAGGAGCGAGGGATTGACCTCGATCAGTTTGCGCAGCAGTTCGGCATGAAGATCAAGTAAATAACTTCTTTTCAGTTTGGACGGGTCTTGACGAAAAACCGACGTGATTTTGTCATGTTCGGAGTTCGCGCGGCTCCGTTCAAAATAAACTGAAAAGGAGAATTTATAATGAGTGATGACTCTATGGCTCTGGGCTATGCACTGGGGCAGGACAGCAACAACGGCGGCGGCAATGACGGCATGTGGGGCGGTAACGGCTCGTGGATTTTCGCGTTTCTGATTATCGCGCTCATCTTCGGCGGTAACGGCTGGGGCAACTGGGGCGGTAACGGCGGCAACGGCGCAGGCTATCAGGGCGCGGTAACTCGTTCCGACCTGTGCAGCGAGTTCAACTTCAACAACCTGTCCCGTTCCGTTCTCGGCATTCAGGACGGCCTGTGCAACGGCTTTTACAGCATGAACAACGGCATGCTCACCGGCTTCAACACGCTTGGCAGCGCGGTTTCTAACGGCTTCCACGGCGTGGACAATTCGATTTGCCAGCTCGGCTATCAGAATGCCCAGCTTATCAACGGCGTAAACACCAACATGAACAACGGCTTTAACGGCGTGACCGCCGGTCTGACGGCACTCGGCACGCAGATGTCCACCTGCTGCTGCGACACCCAGCGCCAGATGGAGCGCGGTTTCTGCGACATCAATTACAACGCGGCAACCAACGCACGCGACATTATCCAGACGGCACACAACGACACCGACCGTATCATTGCACGACTGGATGCAATGGAGAACACCCATCAGCAGGAGAAGATCGCGGCGCTCCAGAACGAGAATCAGGCCTTGAAGTTCGCGGCTTCGCAGGAGGCACAGAACAATTACCTTGTAAACGCTCTGCGTTTTTCCGGCTGCGGCTGCAACAGCTGCGGCTGCTGAGATACGATATTCAGGAGGGGGAGCAATCCCCCTGCCTTTGACAGGAGGGAATAGTTATGGCTTGCAAGCCTGTACAGAAACTTTGTCCGAACCTGCGTATCTCACAGAGCGTGACCTACGCAAGCGGCGTACTGACGGTGAACATTCCGGCGGGGGACTACCAGAACGGCTGCGTTTACGGTATCGTCATCGCGCAGAACATTCCGAGCACGACAATCATCGGCGCGCCGGTGGTCATCACGATCGGCGACGGAACGGTAACGTATCCGCTGCTGAAATGCAACGGCGCTCAGGCGACAGTGTTTAATCTGGACACCCGTCACAAATACCTGTGTCGCGTTGTCACTTCGTCCAGCGGCGGCAGTTTCCGAATGCTCGGTAATTCCTGCTGCTCTCATTCTGACGCGCTGCGGTCTATTAACGGCACAGCGCCGACGGCATAAGGGGGTATCATCATGAAACGAGGAACCCGAATGCTGTTGATGCAGCACACCCGCCGAGAGAATGCTTCGCCGGAGGAATGGAGAATTCGCAAGATGTATCCCGAAGATCGTCACCATTACGGCGTGCGGTATCATTACGGCAACATGGACCCGTATGATTACTATGACGAGCGCATTCACGGCGGCGAACCGGAAATGCGTAGTTACCGCCGTTATTCTGACGGACGCTTTGCGCCCAAGAACAGTGTCGCATGGCCGAGGTATGACGAGTACCCCGATTACGAGGATGAGATGCGCCCTATTGGCTTTCGCGATGATGACGCTTATATGGGTGATACCTCGTTCGTAGGGGACAAGACGCGCGGCTCTGAGCGCTCTATGGGGTATGCAGCAAGCGCAAACGCAGGACGCATGACTAAGAGCATGGCGGAGGAATGGCTGCACAGCATGCAGAATGCTGACGGCACGACCGGTCCACACTGGACTTTCGAACAGTGCAAGCAGGTAATGCAGCAGCGCGGCCTTGACTGTGACCCGGTTGAATTCTGGGTTGCAATGAATGCCGAATACTCTGACCGTTGCGCCGTAAATGAAAAGCACGGTATGCGCAGCATTGATTTTTATGCAGACTCAGCCTGCGCTTTTTGGCTGAACGACAAGGACGCAGTAAAGGATAAGGAAGCGGCATATTACAAATATGTCGTGAAGCATTGA